TAGTCCCAAAGGTAACATTATCACTCCCAGTAATGGGGGCAATCACGGGAAACCGTGCCGCACGTCCGTGTGATGAAAGTCACGCTTGTAATAACGGAAATTGTGTACTAGGATGCGCTCGGGCAGTAGCCCATGGGTTGGAGTTCAGCCCAATAGTGACATTGCAAAATGTCACTCGACTGTGTAGACGTAAGTTGGATAGGTGTAAACAGTTTAAATGACATAAAAGTCCGTACCAATAATTAGGTGTAATATGTCAAGGTGAGTCGGCTAGGTCCGTAATAGAGGATCGCTCACAACAGTGTTTAGTCACACTTTAACAGACTGAGTCAGACTGGGTTGGGTAACCAGTTATGGCCACATTGGTTGACTAGGCCCGTATTAGAGGGTCGCCAGTGGGTTGTTCGTCCATACAACTAAAATTGGACGCGTGTGCAGTCACACACGTTAAACAAATACTGGCAGTGGAATCTGCACCTTTCCAAACAACCAAACCCTTAAAACAATTCCTACTATGATTACAACTAACGATTTAACACGATTTATTAAAGGACAAGTTACCCAGCTTGTTCTAAAGCCTATTATGTCGATAACCAAAGGGATTAAATTAACATCTTGTGACCGCTCAGCATTATTAGTGTCTGGGGCATGTGCTGTGTCAGCATGTGCCACTTATACTTATGCGAAGTGGGTCATGCAGGAAATAGATGGTAGACGACTCAAGGTCCTACTCAATGGAGATTTTGGCTTAGCCACGGATCACCTAGAGGAAGGCTTTGGGCATGCTACAGGTATGGAGTTGGACACAAATGTGTGTCCAGCCGTGAAAATGGAGACTATTAATAGTTCCAGGGGTGTTGCGGTCCTAGACCACTCCCCCGTTGAGGTAAAACAGCATCGCCGTGTTAAGGAGAACCACGGAATGAAATACATGAATTGCATTATCTCCGAATGCAAAAATAAGTTTTTGAGCCCAGAACGCACTACTGCCAACATCAAAGCAGTGACACGTTTTGCTAATAACTTAATGGTTAAACATGGTTTGAGAGCAACCCACATTCGCAAATTTTTGCCTATGTGTGTTAACATGACTTTTGTCCCCACGGATGAAGAGTTAGAAGGATTGAGAATGCTCAATTCGTTCCCAAGTACAAGCCGCAAGGTGGAATATTTGGTTGAGCGAAGTATGAGCTCAATCCTTCCTTCCAAACAATGAGGGGGCTTGGGGATACTGGATGGGGTGGATCACAATAGTGAGTTAGATCATCCTCAGTTGACAGTCCAGTACAACCAGGCGCCCTGCCGAGTCCGTAAGCTACATTGCATAACCAGCGTGTGTGGCCGTATACGGACTTTAAAAATTAACAACGCTGGTATAGACACACTAAAAGCAGCTCTTTTGGAACGGATGTATTTTTGTAAGGTAGATGGGGAATTTGTCCCCCCACCTGCCGTTGATGGAAAACACATCTTCCGTACACTAAGTAAGTTTCGCAGTGGATTATTGAGAAAATTTGGGCCAAGGCCCTCCAAACAAACTCCGGAGGAATTCGTTGAGATGTTTCGAGGCCGAAAGCGCACAATCTATCAAAATGCACTGGATGAATACTATGAGTATGGGGTTCTAAGAAAGCACGCTGTTAGTGCCGCCTTCGTAAAGTGTGAGAAGGTAAATCCGACAAAAGCTCCGCGGTGCATACAACCGCGGCATCCGGTATACAATATTGGAATGGGTCGTTATTTAAAACACATAGAACACAAACTGTATAATGCAGTAAATAGAATGTTTGGAGAGAAGCATGTAATCATGAAAGGTTACAACGTAGAGAAAATTGGGTCAATCATCACTGACAAGTGGAACAGCTTTGCTGATCCGGTTGCCATTGGTCTAGATGCAACGAAATTCGATATGCATGTTTCAGCAGAAATGTTGGAGTGGGAACACTCCATATACAAGGAATTATATTCACATGACAAGGAGCTTAAACGTCTACTTGGATATCAGATTAACAATCACGGAGTTGGACACTGCGATGATGGAAAATTAAGATACAAAGTAAAAGGACGTAGGTTTAGTGGAG